GAGATATGCAGAGCGCATCGCGCCTCAGTTGGCTGGAAGCCCTACGTCAATGTCGCAATTCTTGCGCATAGCTGGTAATGATGGCGTGCCTTTAGCCGAGAAGGCTGTGATGTCCAAACTGTACACGCAATCTTTGGGCAAAGATGGGTACATAGACCCGGTTAAGTTAAATGGGTTACTTACCAAAACTAGCAACAACGGCGGGTACAGCGACATTTTGACGCAACTGCCAAATTTGCAGGGAAGGCTGACAGACGCTACACAACGTGCTGATTTTCTATCGTCTCAGCGCGTGTCCATTGACGACGCAGCCAAAGCTGAGCGTGTGCGTATTGGTGACAGCTTCTTGGCCGACTACGACCGAGGTGGGGTAGAAGCAATTTCTTCACGTATGTTGAGCGCAAATGGCATTGGCTATCAAGCTAAATTTATGAGCGATTTGAAAAAGTTGTCGCCAGATGACCAGACTAACGCAACGCTTGCGGTGCGCAACGCAATGGTCAGCAAAATGCTAGATAGCAAAAATCCGTTTGAATTCTTAAACAAGAACAAAGCTGCGTACACTAAAATGTTTGGTAATGCGCACGTTGACAACCTAGCAGCAATGGCCGACCTTCAGAGATTGGCAACCAAAATAAACGTGGAGAGATTGCCCCTGAATGAAATAGCCATCAAACAAATGTCGGCTTTGCAGCGCCTTCTTGGTGGTGTTGACCCCAAGCAAATATCCGCGATTGCGGTCAATCAGATTTCTAGCGTGTTCAATAAAGGCTTTCGAATTGCGGCTTTGATCGGCCAGCAAAACATTGACCAAGCTACAAAAGAAGCGCAGCGCAAGTTGTTTATGGATCCAAACGGTCTTGACAACACAATCAAAGCCACGACTCGATTGATTAGTAAAAAAGGTCAAGACGTAGATTTGAAATCGTTTATTAAACCAGAGGATTTATCCAATGCAGTCAGTTCGTTAGGCATGAACGTATTGCGATCTGGATACTTGGGTGGTTCTGTGGCAGCGTCCGAAAGCGAGGTCATGACAACAGAACCTGAGTCGTTCTATGAGTACACCCCACAAGAATAAAAGGCTGCCCGTGGCGCCATCCAAGAAGCCCAACAATAAAAATGAAAGCCAAGCTCACTTTTTTTGTCACGCTCATGGTTAGCCTGACTTTGTGCGTTGTTGTTATGGGAATGGTTGGCGTGATGCTGCTTGGTCTGTTTGATGAAAAGGTAGACAACAACAAGATTTTTGAGTTGATCTCCCCAGCATTTCAAACTATTGTTGGCGGCTTTATCGGGCTGTTGGCTGGTGTAAAACTATCGCACGAGGATGAAAAATAATGGATTGGCTTAAACAGATTGCACCAACGATTGCCACTGCACTTGGCGGACCATTGGCAGGCATGGCAGTAAGCGCCATCTCCAAGGCCATTGGTGTTGACCCCGAGCAGGTTGGCGACATGATCAGCAACAACAAGCTGTCAGCCGAGCAAATTGCACAGGTAAAGCTGGCTGAGATTGAACTGCAAAAGCAGGCGCAGGAGCTTGGCCTCAACTTTGAGAAGCTGGAGGTGGAGGACCGCAAGTCAGCGAGGGATATGCAGGCCACAACTCGCTCGATGATGCCGCCATTGTTGGCTAGTGCTGTGACGCTAGGTTTTTTTGGCATCATGGTGATGATGTTCTTTAACCAGATTGACAGTAGCAACCCCGCCATACTGATGATGCTTGGTTCACTCGGCACAGCCTGGACGGGCATTATTGCCTACTACTTTGGCAGCAGCGCCGGGAGCCAGGCCAAAACAGATTTGCTAAGTAAAAAATGACGCCTCACTTTAGCCTTGCAGAACTAACGCACACTGACCACCGCAGTCTGGACAACACGCCAAATGCACAGGAGTTGGCTAACCTTCAGCGCCTGGCTGAGTTTCTGGAGACAGTCAAATCAGCACTTGGCGGCAAGCCCATAATGATCAACTCAGCCTTTCGCAGTAAGGCCGTCAATGACGCCGTAGGAAGCAAAGATACCTCTCAGCATAGGCAAGGCTTGGCTGCTGACTTCCGAGTGCCTGGCATGGCTCCTGACGCCGTTGTGAGGGCAATCATTTCAGCCAAGTTGCCGTTTGATCAGATCATCCGAGAGTATGACGCTTGGACGCACATCAGCATTAGCGACAAGCCCCGGCGTCAGGCACTAATCATTGACAAGGCTGGCACTCGGACATTCGCATAAGTATCCGATACGCAGCGATGGCGTCCTTGAGGTCGCCTCGCAGCTGCTCAAGCTGGTCCTGCTGTTGCTGCAACTTTAGGTAAACCTCAAGCGCAAATTTATCGAGCGTCTGGCGATCCCAGGCTGCGAAATTCGGCAGATCGTTCAATTTGATTCCTCATCCATTGTGGGCCTAAACGCATCAGTGTAATGCGCTGGCTTTGGGTTAGTTTGATTGAGTAGACCACTGACAGCGGCTCACCTACCCGCTTGTTTTGGGGAATGCGTTTGTCTCTCATGGACGTTTCCTCGGCAGTGGCGCCCAATGCGTCCAGAACTGCGTACCCGGCGTGTTTTCGAAGTGACCCATAGTCGCTACACCTGATCTACCAAGCAACAGCACTTTGACACCTTGCGGGGTATGGTGATCAATTGGTATCCAATAATAATTGTTTGACACAACAGCGGTAAATGTGCTGTCCAGCTTGAACTTCTGCTCATGCTTGAAACGCTCAAATTCTTCGTCTTCAGTATCCATTGCTCTTCTTTAGTTTGGCTTCCACAGTACGGGCAAAATCCATCAGTGCACCATCGTGGTCGGCGGGGATGCTGCTGGGCATCAGGTTCAATATTGTGCTGGCAGTCAGCCCTACCCACGGGCGCTGTGCTGCGGGTGGGGTGGCAAAGTGATCCGCCAATTCCCGCGCCCGGTGTTTATTGATGCCCTCTCGGACTAGGGTAACCACCACCATGTCGCGCCACTGGGTTGGCTCGGCTTGCGGCACTGGCCGTGCCTTCGTACCCCCACAGTCTTTGTAATGACACGCATCACCATCTTGACAAGGGCATCGCGGGTCTTTTCCTATGCATGGCTCCTGCTCTGGCTGCGCCTCCACCCTAGCAACTAGCTCTTGTACCCTTTGGTAAAACTGGATGCGTGACATTTCATCTCGCATTGCCATTTCAAAAGGCATTTTTAAGACGCCGAAAAGCATCGTATCGCTCATATCCCCTCCTTGATGTTGTGGGCGGCTTCGGCGATCCTGAAAATTTGAAAGTGATGCGGAGACAAGACTGGGATTGTGTAGCGCCCAAATTCATCCTTTTCATATCCCATCCACGAAACTTTCTTTGCTTGCACAGCTTTTGTCATTACTTCTTGAATCTGTTCATCCGTCAGCGGCTTGCGCTGCTCTGGCTGTGCTGACTTTTTAGCTACCCACGCAAGTCCAGTGTATGTCGGCTCGTACACGTAGCCAAGTGACTTCAAAATTTCTACCGCTTCGTTTGCAGCGGGTTGATAAAACTTCTGCGCTGGCTCTGCTGGCTGCACTGGTGGGGTGGCAAGACTGCAATCACAAGGCCCAACGGGTAGCGCATCGCCGTTGTGAACAGAGCAATCACTGTCGTGTATATTGCCGTTTTTGCAGGCGGCGCACTGGCAGTGTGTGGTCGCCCCTCGATTGCGCTCCTTTAGTTTGGCTTCTGCCGCAATAAGCAAATCTTCCCAGCCATACTGAGCCGCCGCAAATTTACGCCTATCTTCATCTGTCAGCCCTACCCACGGGCGCTGTGCTGCGGGTGGGGTGGTGTAGACGGGCTCAACCCATCCTTTATGATTTGGGTTGCGTTTGCCCCATTCATCATGGTAGTTTTCGTTGTCATCATAGGTTCGGTAGTCGTACCCGCCTTCACCATCAAACGTGCGCCACGCCACCGGCTCCTGCTCTGGCTGTGCTGCTTTCTTGCCATCGGCAAAACCGCTTTGGTATGAGACCAACAGAGCAGCCTCATACTCTGCAATGTAGACCTGTGCATCGTCATCGTCCAGCTTGGCTTGCGCTGCTTGGCGCTTTGATTCAAATCCAGTCATGTCACATCCTTTACTTCGTAGTCTTTAAACACTGTTCCCTTGCTGGCATTGCCACGCCAACATTCTTTGACCCAGCCTCGTTTGCCAGATTTGTATGTACGCCAGTGACCTCTGGCCTGATGCCTGCGTGGGCTTGCGTGTGTACCGCCGCGAGACTCTGACTGCGGCTTGGGTGGATCAATGATTACCGTGTGCCAGTCATACAACGGCTTCAATCCACGTTTGGCTCTGCTTACGTTGGCCTTGTGGGGTGTGGGGACGTAAGCCTCTACGGGCATATCCAACGATGCGTAAAACATAGCCACAATCGCGCACATCATTGACTGGTCTTGCGGGTCAATTGGCTTGTCAACCTCGCCTGTCTTTGGTTCGCCATTGTCTTCAGCAAACAAAAAAGTCCCAAGGGTTTTGTACCCTGTTGGCTTCATAATCCAACCCGTCACAATGGTTGCCGCTGGTTCAGCCAGCACTGACAGCATAAAGTCACCCTGCGCTGTCTTACCGCACAACATCATGTTTTTGTACGGCGCTGGGTGGAGCAAGTATTTGCGTTGGTCATAGCCAATGTATTCCTTGATCGATCCAGTTACATCAAACCATTGCATCTGAGTTGGGTCAAGGTCAGCCACCGATACCATCTTGATCATTTCTTTGACTAGCGGTGTCATTGCGGCTTCTCCTCGTCTCCAAAGTCCATATCAACAGGGTGCGGCACATCGTCATGCACGATAACTCCATGCTTATCCGCTAGTAAAAACTTACAGCATACAACGCAGTAATATCCTGTCATTTCATACTCCTTCCAATTTCTGCTGCTGCGCGGGTGATGGCGCGGCGGGTTGCTGCGAGGGGGTCAGGATCGTCAAGAAAAGCCCCCATGCCACTGTGAGTCCAGAGTTTTAACTTCACCGCCAGCCGCAGCGCATCGCCATCGTCTTCAATGGGGTTCCACTGGTTAAACTCAATCCGCATCTTTGCTTCTTCCAGACCATAAGCCTTCGCTGCGAGTTCAAGTAGTTCTCTGTCCATATCACATCCCCTCATCGGCCAGTGCTTCGGCCAAGATTAAAAGAAATAATTGTTTCTGCATAGCAGTTGCGTTCATAGTTTTGTCCCAGCAATAACTAAATTCATTTGACCGTGATAAGTAATCGTCAATCGCGGCGAGGCCGTAGTGACCTAGTACGTCGTGTAGGTACGCCTTTTTCGCGATGGTCTCTGCGGCTTTGCGTACCTCCGTGCTAATCGGGCCGTACTGATATTCAAGTTGGTCAGGACTCGCCCCACGGGCGGCAGCGTGTAGTAAGCGGCTCATGTCAAATACCCCGCCATAAAAAATAGTGCCACCAACGCAAGCAGCGCGAGGAAAATGGCAACGGCGGTGTCTAGCCAGCCGTAGGCAAATAAATCTTCAATCTCATCGTCTTTCATTTGGCTTCTCCTTTAGCTATTGCTGCAGTGGTGCGGACATCCCAATCCTTGACAAGATTGCGCGAACTTGACGCCCGAATGATCTTGCGCGACTCTTTCAATACCTTTAGCAACTCCTGATTCGCCTCATGGAGTCGGCGCAGTTCGGCAGCGGCTTCTTCTGTGTCTCGCTGGTGCTTATCACCGGCTGCATATAGGTCAAGTCGGTTAGCCAGCCGCAAGGCTTCTGGTTGTGTTGTCATTTCTGTTCCCTCGCTTTCAACATGGCATCTGCCATTTCGTAGGCAATTGCTGCGACTGTCCCGGTGGTGTTGCCCTGCCATGACGGGTCAACTAAAAGAGCCCCCATCGCTTTGCCAGCAAAGTAATCGCGCAGGGTCATGCCTTTGTCGTTCCAAAGATTACCTGCACCGCCCTCATTGGGAAACGCTGGGCCTCCTGTGCTTGTTGTCATGTCAACTCCTTTAGTTGTGCTTGCAACCGTATATGAAAGCTATCCTCGCCATCGTCACCAGACAGCAGCCAGTCAATGCGCTGTGCATAAACGTAAGCCAGCTTTAGTGCCTTTACAGCCTTCTCAAATTCAACGATGGTTTCTGAGGTGTAGTGCCAACCAATGTCTGAGCCCCATTCATCCTTTTCAGTGCTGTCGTTATTCAGGATGGCAGAGCCAATGCTATCTGCTATGTCCAGCATAACGTGTTGCTTGTAGTCAAAGTGTCCGCCGCTCATTCCCATGCTCCCTCTTCAAACTCGTTTACATGTTCCAGTGCAAAGATCATTAGCTGTTTGATCACACCGGGTGTAATCTTCACATCTGATCCTTCTCCATCAACAAACCTGATCCAATCACCATAAACTTGAAGCTTACGTGCGTTGTCTATCTCTGCCCCGTCAGAACTAAGGTTCATGTCCGATTTCCCCGTGCCGTTGTTGCCCTGTCAAAGGCTCTAGATAAGTCTCTGTTGCGATCTTTGGTGCCGATTGGTATACGGGCCTTGGCAAACAGGTTTGCGTTAGCCTCGGCCTCCTCAAACGATTTAGCAAGCCACACTGCCTCTGAGCGGTGCTTGCGTTTAGCAATCGCCTGCTTGATTTGCAGGTCAGTTGCTTTTTTGGTGACTTCTTCGGAGTCGCTCATGCTGTCACCTCTTGAGCCAAGATGGCTTGCAGGCCAGCCAGCAGTTGCTCTGCCTCTGCACGGGTCATGGTGGCATATGCCGATCCGCCCCGCACCTGCAAGTGCAGCCATGCACCTCCATCATCCCACTCGGAGACGGAAATTTTGGCACCCTCTTGGGTGCTCACGATGGTTTCGATTTCGTTTGTCATTTCGCTATCCTTTTGGTGTTACCGGTCTTGCTGACCGTGATGTTAGTGTAACCGCAAATTACACATCAAGCAATACTTGACTGTTTTTTAAGGTCTTCCATCTTGAGATGGGCCAGCAGTTGCTCGATCGGCTGGGTGATCCGAGGCTCGTGGTTACGCTGTTTGATATACCGCTCGATCTCCACAATGATGTAGTCACACCCGTGGTCGAAGCCTTTGATGTATTCGCTCATGGTGGACTCGTTCACAGGCAATCATGGATGTTTTCACACCACACCTCGCTGATGACAAACGGTGCCTCATCCACCACAAGGTCAATCGCATCCTGTGCGCTCGGTGCCTCAACCTGATGCTCTGAGGTGATGTTCTTTTCGCTTAAGATTTTTACTGTGTAGATCATGGTGTTCTCCTGTGGGGCCGAAGCCCCGTGTGGTTTACTTGATGAGATGGTTAACGTACTTGCTCCACTGGCTGTCAGTAGTCTTGTACTTCTTGATAAACGCCTTGAGCATCCTGATGTCCTTTTGTGCAATCTTGTTGGCGTTTCGGTCGTCACCCATACGCATCTCATCACTGTTGATGTGGCCGTCCTCAAAGTAAGTGGAGAGGCGGTACTCAGCCTCGCTCACAATCTCTGCGTCGGTGTAGTCATCTGGCTCTTTGTTGTCGTCGGCGCAAATGCACTCAAAGGCAAATTGCATTTCAGGGATTGCCGTTGCGGCTTTTACTATTGCTCTCATTTCACTTTCCTTCGCTGTTATGCCCCCAAAGGGGCGTTGGGTTTATTTGCTGGTGACCTTGACAGAGAAAACTGCGGTGGTTTTGGTGTGACGAGCAATCTGCTCGGCAGTAGCACCCAGCTCGGCGAACAGGGCCTTGCTGTCAACCGTAGAGCGGTTGGACTCAGAGTAGGTGGCGCGGAACAGGTCGCCGTCAACAACCTTGTCGCCACCCATGCTGGCGGAATCCTTGATGGCATCCTTGATCAGGTCAGCCTGCTTGGTCAGGGCTGCGATCTGGGCCAACAGGGTGCCGAGGGTGTCGACGTCGTGGGTGATGGTAGTGTTCATGTCGCTGGTCTTTCTGTGTTACCTGACTTGCGGTATTGCTTTGTCAGTGATGCTAGTGTAAGCCCAAATTACACAATACGCCAACTATTTCAAATTATTTTTATAGGGACAAACCCTAATAGGGTTCGGGTGTCGTTTAGCAGGTCGGCTTCGTCGTAGCCGTAGTGCGTGGGGAAGCCCTTTGTGCCGAGCCCGTGGAGGCCCGTCTTGCCCCTGTGATGCTCTGGGCACAGAGGTATGACGTCATAGTGGCTTGCGCGTCTCCCAGCCCCTGTTCCGGCCCTTGGATGATGTATCTCAGCAGGCGTCCCCTCGTACCCCATCCTGCGGCAGACAGCACAACCCAGTTCCGCTACCCGGCTCATGTGCTTTTTCTCAGCCAGCGTTGTCATCTGCTCACGGCGTCAATCTGAGACCTGATCCACTCTGGCCCAAGCCGAATCAGTGCAATCCTCTGGCTCTGGGTCAGCTTGATTGAGTACGTAACCGATAGCGACTCACCTGACCGCTTATTTTGGTCGATACGCTTGTCTCTTCGGTTGTATTTCCGCTCGTGGCTGATGCGCTCGAACTCTTCATCTTCGGTCATATCGTGGCTTTCCCTTCTGCCCTGTTGCTGGCCTCTTGTGAGCGCCAAACTTCGATCCTTGCCTGCGCGGCTATTAGCATCCACCGCAGCTCCTCGCGGATCTCCACGGCCTGCTGTAAGGCCAGCAGGTGATCTTTGTATCGTTGCGACGCATACGCCTCGCGCTCTTGCATGACGGCCGTCTTGTGATCCCTCATTTCGGCCTTGATCATCTCCTCAGCCTTGATCGTCTTGCGTAGCTCTTCCATATAAACCTTGTTGGCCTCGGCCTGCGCGTAAGCTTTGCTCTTGGCAATCATGAAGTCGACCGCAGCTTGAGGATCAATCAGTTTTTCGCTCATGCGCCCTCCAAAAATAATGCGTCGCCGGCCTTGATGGGGAACCAGACGCCCCATGCTACGACCTGCTGGACGTCCATGTGCTCAAGGAACCCGTCAACCGTACCAATCCGGTATTCGGTATCACCGTCCTCGGTCTGGACCTTGGCAATACCAATCTTGCCCTTGCGACCCTCAAACCACTTAACTTTCATCGGTGTCATTCTTTTTCCTTGATCAAAACATCTACACCAGCAGTCGCTGCATACACTTTGCGGACATGACACTCCACGATCTGGCTGTCGTCAACAAAAATAATGCTGTTCATCGCATCACAGATGCTTTTGGCCACGTTGTCCCAATCAGGCTTCTTGCATGGCCACTCAGAGCCGTTCAAACAGGCCTCTACGCGCTTTTTGGGGTATGACTTAGGCACTGATAGCCTAATGTAGATTGCAGCCTCTAGCGCCGTTTCTAGCGGTTTGCTGCTGCCCATTGCCTGCAAAGCGTAAAACCGTACTTGATCTTCGTAGCTGCTTGTTTTGGCGTCGGTGTAGGTTGCAACAAAGTTGCCACGCCGGGCAAACCTTGGCCTGCCTTTGCCATGCGGCGGGCCGGGGACGGTGAACATAATTTGCATCATTGGTTCTGCACCGGGATGCGGTTGACCATGTGCTCGGCTGCAGTTCGAAGGGCGGTACAAACTGTACCCTTGTCCTCAGCGTTGGCCATGTCCAAGAGCATCTGGGCACAGGCCCGGCGCTCGAGGTACATGGCCTGTTTGGTCGTGTGGACAGCGATCAACACAATCTCGGCCTTGGCTTCAGCTAGTGCTTGGTTGAACTCGTTCTGCGTAAAAAGGGTTTTGCCCTGTTCAAAAATGTTCATTTCATTGCCCTAATTTTGGTGTGAATGATTGCAGTGATGCCGGGAAAGTCCTGCTCCAGTTCCTTGAACCGGGCTATCAGGTAATCCCTCCGGCCGTCTTTCAGCGCTTGGTCGCCACCGGCCAGAGCCAGCTCGGCGTAGGTCTGGGTCAATGTCTCCAACCAGTCCAAGCGCAGTTGTGATGTCGGCGGTGGTGTGGTCGTGTCCATCTTTTACCTCGTCAAGCAGTTTGTGAGCTTCAAAGTAGTTCACCACTTTTCTCCAGACTGGTTGTACCAATCGGACACCGGCTTGGACAGGGTTTGCCGGTCTGCCCACTGCTTGTAGGTGGACGTTCCTTCGTTCTTCGGCTTCGCGCCCCACTGGTGGTGGCTGCACTTCGGGGGTGATCCCTCCATCCGGACAGACCACAAGTTCGGACAACCCGGATGCGAGCAATAAAGCTTGTCGTCAGTTTGGACGGGCTCTTCTTTACGAAAATTAGTTAGTGCCATGGTATTTCCCCTCTACGATTTTTGCAAAATTGCTCGGCTTGATGATCCATTCCAAATCGGCGGCAAAAGCCCGCCCGTCCTTCCCGTTGATCTTGCCGACCAGAAAACGGGACTTCTGGATGTGACCAAAAAAGTCATTGAACCAATCCAAGACCGCATCACCGCTGATCGGCTTCTCTTTGCCCAACTCCGCCGCCACCTCGCGCCAGCGCTGTCTCAGGTAACCCTGTCGGACAGCGTTCCACACCTCAACCCGGCGCAGGGTAGGCAACTGCTGGTGGTACAGGTCAATGACTGCTTGGTGCTGACAAGCTGGCAATTTGTCCACAGGTTCACCGTCAGGTGGACAAATATAGGTATCCGTTGTGTTTTGTGTAATGGGTATTGGGTTCTGGGTAATGGGTAATGTGTTATGTGTAGCATTGCCTTCGGACTGCATTCGCAATGCGTTCGCATCCCAACGAGCTTTTGCACTCTCAGAAGCCTTCTGGCTTTTATCGCCAGCCTTGGCAATTTCACGCTGTACACGGTCTGACACCCAGCCTGCTTCAGTGCGAACGAAGAACTCTTGCAATACGATGGCAATGCTTTCGCAATGCGTTCGCATACGAATGTTCCGCGCCACCTCGTTGATTTCTAGTGGAATTGGCTTTTCGTGCAGATAAACCCAGTCCAGCAATCGCCGGTAGGCTAGGTCTTCGAGTTCTGACAGGTGTGCAGTGTGTGACTGATAGTCACCAATATTAAACTGGTAGTAGTGCATTGACAACCTTACGTTCTAGGTCAGCCGTTACTGAGGGTGGGTCTGGCAGGGCGGTAACGAATCGCCTTTTCCCCCGCTAAGGGTAGCCATGCCCAAAATTCTATCATGCCGTTTTTCTTGGCCTGCCGCCTAATTTGCCAGAATTGCGGTTTATCTCAACACGAGATGCATAGGCAGCAATTGCTTTGGCAGCCTTGTCATTGACGTAGCCGTCGTCTGTCTTCCTAAAAAACTCTGCTAGTACAGGGGCTACAACGTCCTCGTCCAGCTTGATGCGCCGTGCTACAAAATTGATGTCAAGCGGCAGGGGCCTCTCGCTGATGTAGTACCAGTCTAGCAGGCGGCGGTACGCTAAGTCCTCGGCATCCGCAAGATGCGCTGTCTCGGCAAGGTAGTCACCGATGTGGAACTTGTACCAGATCACTTCAGGGCCCCAAAAATGTCAGGACGGAGGATCTTGCGCGTCACCTGACCCTTGGTGTACCGCTCAATAGCCACACTCAACTCGGGACTGGCAAAGTGCTTGCCGCTGATCACAAGGCTCATCCACGTCTTGCTCACCCCAAGCTTTCTGGCCATCTCGGCCTTCGCCCCTCGGGGCTTTTCAAGGAAAAATTCAGTCAACGTCATTGGATCTCCTGTGTTTAAGTGCATCATACACAATAAAAAAATATTTTGCAAGGGGGTTGTATTTTTAAATTAAACTTGATACAGTAGCTTCACTTTAACTTGAAAGCGAACGATGCGAACCATCTTAACAGCGATTTTGCGGTTCTTTGTTACCAGCGGGGTCTTTGTGATTCTGTTGGTAAGTTTGGCCTACCTGCTGGTCAAGGACTGACATGAACGAAATTCACGAGCTGATGCTCGAACGAACGCAAATGCTTGAGGCAGCCCTTCGCCGGGCCGTTGATGGCGTTGCTACCCAAGACGACTGGGACATGATCTGCACGGAGTGCGGCGTGCCCAATGCGTCTATTTTTAAACCTGAGACTAGGAGCGATAAATGAGCTTAACAGCGAGAGACAGCGGCGGCGGTAGCTTTACCCCCGTTCCACCCGGGATGCACCTTGCACGGTGCTATCGCATTGTGGACATGGGCACCCAGAAAACTGAGTTCCAAGGGCAGGCCAAGCACCTTCAGAAGGTCATGCTGCAGTTTGAGGTCCACGGCGAGGACGACGCAGGCAAACCCCTGTTGACGGCCAAGGGCGAGCCCATGAGCATCAGCAAGAACTTCACCCTGTCGTTGGCCGAGAAAGCAACGATGCGCAAGGACCTGCAGGCTTGGCGCGGCAAAGAGTTCACACCGGAGGAGCTGAGGGGTTTTGAGCTGAAGAACGTGCTGGGTGCGTGGGCCATGATCACCGCGTCCAAGGCGCTGGGTGGGAACGGCAAGGAGTACACCAACATCGTCTCAATCAACCCAGTGCCTGCGGCAATCAAGAAGGCCGGTATGCCAGAGGGTTTCAACAAGCTGGCCATGTTCGTTATCTCCAACCCTGACATGGAGCTGTTTGAGACCTTTAGCAACGGCCTGAAGGAGAAAATCACGTCATCTCCTGAGTGGCGTGCTCGAGGTCCTGCCCCGCAGCCCGCCCCGCAGCCCGCCCCTGACAGGCCGTCAAGCGGGTTCGATGACATGGATGACGACATACCTTTTAATTAGAACGGGCCTATAATGGTTGCTCCAAAGTCACTGGAGTTCAACATGGCTCGTTCTAAAAGTTGTTTTAAGTGCAATGCCGTCAAGCCTTTGGAGGACTTTTACAAACACCCTCGAATGCTTGACGGACACGTCAACAAATGCAAGGAGTGCAACAAAAATGATGTCACAGCCAATCGGACTAAAAATATTGAAAGGGTACGGGCCTATGACAAGGCGCGTAGCAAAGAGCCAGAGCGCATCAAGGCGGCAGCAGAAATTAACCGCGCATGGAGAGCAGAAGATTTGCGAAGACAAGTGGCTCATTCCAGTGTCGCCAGAGCCGTCCGTAATGGACGGTTGGTTCGACAGCCCTGTTGCCGATGCGGAGAAGCTAAGACAGTCGCTCATCACGAAGATTACGATAAACCGCTTAAGGTTGTCTGGTTGTGCCAACCCTGTCACAAGCAGCGGCACAAAGAACTAAAGCTTTGAAAGGCAACTGGCATGTACACAGAACCACGAAAGCTAGCACGACTTGAAGATCCAAGCACCTCAAAGAAGGCTGCACTTCGAGTCGATGAATTCGCTGACAACCTTTGCGCCAAGATCTACCGTGAGCTTAAACGGGGTGAGGGCACTTTTGAGGATCTTGCAACCCGTCTGAGGTTGCGTCCGGACCAGATCTGGCGACGTCTCCCTGACCTGCAAAAGGCAGGTTTTGCGGAGCCAACAGAGCAAGAAACCGTTGGCCAGACTGGCCGTTTTCAACGAGTATGGAGAGCAATATGAGAGTTTTATCCGTTAGCTGGGACGCAGAACGTGACATCACAAAACTCAAATTCAATGATGAATTTTTGTCTTCTGATTGGACTGTCAGGGCCGATGTTTTGAAAGATCTTCTTTGCGAAATACAGGAAATGTACGACGGGATGCTTTCACCGCAAAGCACAGAGGATTGACATGACCATCACAGCAAAAGAACCACGAGCCAGCGAATCTTCGCACTGGTACACCCGCGACGGGATACCCCGGTACACGGTGATGGGTAAGAACGGCAAGGAGCGCAACACTACGCTCCGCGACGCTCGAACCGAGAGCCTCGTGCCGTCTGTCACCACGGTCCTGAACGTGATGGCCAAGCCTGCGCTGATCCAGTGGCTGCAGAAGCAGGTGCTGCTGGCTGCGCTGACCCTGCCGCGCCGGGAGGAGGAGCCGGAGGAGGACTACATTGACCGGATCATGTCCGACAGCAAGGAGCAGGGCCGATCGGCTGCGGACGCTGGTACGGACATACACGCCTCCATACAGGGCTTTTACGAGGGTGAGGTGATTACCCGTCACGAGGCTCACGTCAAGGGCACTGTGGCCGCTCTAGACGCCCTCTATGGGCATCAGGGCTGGATTGCTGAACGGGCCTTTGGCCACAGCCACGGTTTTGGCGGAAAGTGCGACCTGCACAGCACCGAAGGGGACGGGATTGTGGCCGACGTCAAGACCAAGGAGTTCACAGACCCCGATAAGGTTGATGCTTACGACGACCACCTCATGCAACTGGCGGCCTACCGGGTCGGTCTTGGCATCCCTAAAGCTCGGTGTTCAAACGTGTTCGTCTCGCGCAGCGTCCCGGGGCTCGTAGTCATCAAGCAGTGGGATGAGGCAGATCTACAACGAGGTTGGGAGATGTTCTGCTCGCTGCTTAAATTTTGGCAACTGAAAAATCAACATACTTGAGATAAAAATGAAATCACATTTGAGTGAAGAGCTGGTCAAACAGATATTTTTCTACAGCGACGAGAAACGTAAGAACCCGCTGATTGCTGACGAGATAGACATTGTGCAATTTGCCGAGAAGCTGGAGGCCGTACTGCGCCCCCTGATCGCGGCCGAGGAGCACAAGCGCTGCGTCACGATCGTGGCTCACATGAACCGCGAAGTGGCCAGCAAGTTGGCCAACCAACGTCCGTAAAAAGGCCCCCGTCCCGCGAAGGATGGGGGCTTAAAGATACCGCAGGCAACTGGAAAGCCACGGCAATCCAAGCGGGGAGAGCCGCTCAAATTAGGGGGAGTACCCGGTGTACTCCTTCATTTTTTGCTTGTAATACTCCGGGTCATCTCGATAAGCTTGGGCAGCAGTCGCGCCCAAAGACAGCGGGATTCCAACCAGCGCAGCAGGGGGGAACATTGACAAGGCACCGCCAAGGGCGCTTGTCCCTTTCAGCGCCATTTTGGTCAGATCACGCTGGTCTGCTGGCTTGTCGTACTCGTGCACTATGTCGGCAAGGTCTAGCCCGGCTGAAAGTCCGGCAGCGGGAGGCAGCGCGTACTTGCCAACCGTGCCTACTGCCGATACAACTGGGCGCATCATCCCTTTGAACATGTTCGTCACGGTATCAAGGCCGGACATTACCCGTGCGCCCATGCCGGGAGGCGGCGGGGTTGTTGGTATTGGTGGGGGCTTGGGTAGCTGCACCAAGGATCCGGCAGGGGGTGGTGCCGCAGGGCCGGCCATGTGGCCCGGGGGCAGCTCTGACGGGCCTTGATACACATAGCTGGCCCGGGGGCCACCACCAACGCCTTGGTCAGGCGTCAACAGGCCACCGAACCTTGGGTTTTCAACATAATTGTTGCCGCCCATGCGTTGAACGTTTCTCATTGCCTCACGACGTTTTTCTGCAAGGTCCCAAGCGCCTCCCTCTTGCTTGGTGTTTGACAAGGCTTGGCCAGCTTCAATGTCCGTCAAGCCAAGTGCTTTGGCCGTGTTATATGGGATTACACCAGTCTGCCCCTTGGCCATTCGGCCAGCGTCGGCGGGCCCCATGGGCGGTTGCAAGCCGCCACCAGCAGGAGCGTTGGGCTGGCGCATAACGCCTTGTCCCTGAACTCCCGGAGATCCCGGCGGGATAGCGGGAGTTGCAGCGGCACGTTGTGCGGCAATCCGGGCGGCCTCCTCAAGCCCTGCCCGTTTTACAGCAACAGCCGTCCGTTGGTCACCGAACCCTTGCAGACCGGTGGCCAATGTACCCAAACCAGTACCAATGGCGGATCCGAGAAAACGCTCCCCGGGTTTTGCGCCTGACTTGTCGCTTTGTAGGGGAGCAGGAGCTGGCGGGGGCGGAGCTGGCGCGGTAACCATGTCGGTCTCCGCCTTGGGTTGCGAGGTGACTGTTGGCTCAAAGGGCAACTGCTTGTCTTGAGAAATTGCAGATTGGGCGTTGGTCAATGACGTTTGGTATTCTTCCGGGGAAACTCCAAAATACGAACCGTTCTTTCCACTGGCCAATCCGCGAGTGAACGCACCAACGTCCGGACCTGTGTTGACGGCCCCGGGAAAGTTGCGCTTGATCTGGTCAGCATAGTACATGCCAAAGACCTCTGGGTCTTCAAACTTGAGGTACTTGTCTAACGAGCCGGTTTTGTTGTCCCTAGCCTCAAAACCTTGTCCGCTGAAGTCTTTGATGCCACCAAGGTTGTGGTGCTTCTTGGCCATTTCGGTCTGACCCCAGCGGCTCTCTGAGCCCCACTGGCCAAGCAGCACGTTGGGGTCAACGTTGATCTCCTTGCTGACTTGTTGCGCAACCGGACCGTAGGTTGCAACAAACTGCTCGACGTTTTTGTTGGCCATGTTATTCGCCTGCTTTCTTGCGACGGATTACGCCATCTGGACCTCGAACAAACCCGGGGCTTGGCGCGGCTGGACCCGAGGGAGGTCTTACTGCTGGTGGAGCAACAAGAATCTTGCTGCCAGTTGCAAGTTCTGAGAGGTCCACGTTGTACTTATCGCGCATCTCATTGTATTTGTCCGAGTCAATAAAATCGTCGGCGGTCATCTTCGAGTCTTTAAACGCCTTGGCTACACGACGGTCAAACTGAGCCCGGCGAGTCAACAAGTCGGCTTTTGTGCGGATTGTTTCTGGCGTGTCTTGGTTGGTAATGCCGGCGCTGCCCATTAAGCGTTGCTCAAAGTCAGACACAGCGCCTTTCATGTACTTGGTTTGCTGCAACTGCATCTGGGCTGTGTACATCAAGAACGTGCGGTACTTGGCTTGATCTGCGTCACTCAAGCCGGCGTTACGCATGACGTCCTCAATGGACTTGGTGCCAACAGTAAAACCGGGCAAGCCAATGCCATCACGCACTAAAGTAGCGACGCCTGACATGACCTTGTCGTTGTTCAGGATGCCGAACATGTCCTTGGCATTTGGCTCGCTGGCAAAACGGCGGAAGACATTTGCCATCGTAATAGTCTCGTCGGCGTCTTTCTTGCGCTGATTGAAATCCTTACGACTTTCAATTTCTAAGGCCGTGTCTGCCTTGGCAAGCTCTACCGCTCGCGTATTGGCTATCACACGCTCCTCTACAGAACCACCAGTTACAGGCGCAGCACCTGCTGGCCGGCCAAACGTCTTGCCCGTAAACTTGTCGGCCAAGGCTTTATATCCGGCCTCATTGCCTTGACGTTGAAGCACAGCAAGTTGCAATGCAACAGATTTAGGAACCTTAAACGTTGCCCCGCCATAACCTTCGCCAAAAATTTGGACATCAACAGGTTCGGCGTTGCTTGCGTAAAATCTTCCGGTTCTAAGGTTTGTAGTTCCAGACTCTTTTACTTCAAGATTTTTCCGCTCAAGTTCCATACCTTCTTTAATAAGCTCACCCAAAGGCCTGCCGCTGTTCCGATTTAGGCTGACGTACTCCCTCGCGGTCATGAAATTTTTATTTTCGGGGAATATCTGAACACCCCCGTCATCTTCAGAACCGTTTGGCAAAGCAACTTGAGCTGTTGTAACAGCAGGCAAGGGGCTGGATTGAACAGGACTTGGTGGAGCAACCGGTGCAGCGCTTGCCACTTTAGGAGCGGCCGGCGCAGCAGGCTCAGGGACCGTAGGAACTGAGGTGGTCAGCGGTCCACTAGCAGAAGAAACAGGAGAAGCAGTTGCTGCTCTAGGACCGGCCAAGGGGGCGGACAGGGGACCGGCCAAGGGGCTTGCCTGTTTATCGCCTTTAAGCCAGTTGGCAATGCTTGCGTCTTGCGCCCTCATGCGTTGCAGATCAACGCCCTTCCCGGCTGCGGCGACCCTCTGCTGGGCAATCTCCTGCTCCTGCTTGAGATCCTGCTCCTGAGCAGCGCTGATGTTTTTTGCAGCATTGCCAAGCGACTCTCCGAAGCCGCCTGTTTGCGTTGGGGCTAAAAACCCTTGCGCGGCGGCAAGCCACACCGGGTCAAAGAATCTGTTTTTGCGCGTGTCAAGGGACTGCGACAGCTTGGCCAGTGCGTCTTGATAGATGAGGTTCGCCTCAATCGTAGCCGGATCTTCTCCAGAACTATAACCGATGGTTTTTGCTGTTGAGGTAGCCATGTTATCCCTCTGCGCTGAAATCAATTGGAACTATAGTACCCGAGGGGTCGTAATACTTACCAGTTGGAGCATCGTAATAAAGAGATGTGCCGGCCTCATTTTGGCCAACATATTCTGAGTTATCAATGTTGTATGCCCCTCCAACGGTTTTGTTCCCGCTACCAACGCCTTGAAAGTATTTCAAAAGGTTCCCGCCCAAATCAGTAATGGTTTTTAAACCTGTGCCGCCGGCAACGCTTCCTACTGCACCCATAGTTCCAAGAATGTCTGCTAACCCCGATGTCTGGTACGCACCCGCCTTGGGCCCCGTAAACGTCACTGTCTGATTCCCGGGCATGGTATAGCCTCGCATCAGGTTGGACGCTGCCGTAGCCGTCTTGAGCGGCTGGTCTAGCAGGCTTTGCTCGTAAGCCTGACGCTCTGCGCCGGCCTTAGTCAATGCCCCAGCGCCGGTCAGTGCCATATCAAGCTCTTGCTGGGTTAACTTGCCCTGAGTTTGGGCCGCCATGTTTTGCAACTGGGCCTCGTCTAGTGCGCCCTTCATAGCTTCGCTGTAGCCCTTTGACAGGGCACCGTACTGCTGCCCAGTCAGGTTAGACTGAATGTCCGACATGGACTGGCCAAGGGCGTTGGCGTAGCGCTGTCCGCCCAGACCGCCAGTGCCAACAAACCCAGCCTTCATGGTCGGCAGGATGTTGCGTTGCAAGCTTTGCTGAGACAGCCGGCCCATTTCATCCACCACGTTGCTGGTGTACGGGTTCATCAAAGCCTGAATGCGCTCAGGGGTGATGCCCTTGGCGGCCTGAGCCGCAGTGGTTTGTGCGCTCTCTAGGTTTGTTACGTAATCCGTTGCGGCATCGGGCAGCATCCCGTACCCGGAAGTCTGCAATTCGTCGTACCCGGCAACAGACTGCGCAGGGGTCTTGCCCATAGCTGTTTTGGCTGCCCCAGACAGGCCAGTCAGGTAGTCGGTGTAGTACGACGGGGCCGTGTCAACCTTTGTCTCGGTCGTCTTAATGTCCGGCAGCGGTGCGCCTTGAAGGAATGCCATGCTTATCTCCTAACTTTGCGTTTTTTAAGGTAATCCAACGGGGACTTCTTAGCCGGGGGCGGTAAGTCTTTTGGTTTG